CTATTTCTGCTTAGCTGCCAAATCTTTAACAACTTCTCCGCCAATTATAAGTCCAACTATTGATGGTACAAAAGCTACACTTCCCGGAATATCTCTTCTTTCCGTACATTTGTGGGTCGCTCCCGGTGGGCATATGCAGTGATTTTTACAGCTACTTGACATATCTTCAATTGGTCTTGTTGGCTGTTCCTCAGAATATACTACTTTTAATTTTTTAATGCCTCTCTTCTTTAATTCACGTCTCATTACTTTTGCAAGAGGACAAACTTTAGTCTTGTAAATATCCGCAACCTTAAACTGGCTTCCATCAAGCTTGTTACCTGCGCCCATGCTGCTTATAATTGGAATGTTCTTTTCCTGAGCTTTCATTACAAGTGCTATCTTGGCAGTTACAGTGTCTACTGCGTCTACAATGTAATCATATTCATCCCATGGGAAATCATCAGCGTTTTCAGGTAAGAAAAAGCACTCGTGGATTCTAACATCCGCATTAGGATTAATGTCTAAAATTCTATCTTTCATAACCTGTGTCTTATATTTTCCAACAGTACTCCTTGTTGCAATAATCTGTCTGTTTAAATTAGTAAGACAAACTTTGTCATCGTCTATTAAATCAAAGGCTTCAACGCCACTTCTTACAAGTGCTTCACAAACATATCCGCCTACACCGCCTATGCCGAAAATGGCTACTCTTGACTTTGATAACTTTTCCATTGCTTCCTTTCCTAAAAGAAGCTCTGTTCTTGAAAACTGATTTAGCATATTCTTATATTTCTCCTTAACACTTAAATGGCGGATGCACTGCATCCGCCTTGTTTTCCTAGTAATTCAATGGGTTTAATTATATAGTATTTAATTTGCTTTGTCAATTGCTCCAAAAGAAAAGACTACACCATTTCTGAGATATATTTTACGCTACCTGCACTCTTCCTTGAGAGCTTAGTTTTAAGCTTAAATGTATCTCCAACTTTCATTACAGTAGGCTTTTGCAGTTATCCTTGTCGACTATCACCACTTTATATCTGCGATGGCTTTGAAGTTCGAATCCGCTTCGCTTCTTCTCACTCATCAAAGCCATCCTATGATGGACTCACTGACGTTATCTGCAAACGCAAGGTAATTCGCAGACGCTTCGCGTCTTGCTCATCATCCTTGCGTTCCTATGACCAAAAAAGACATAAAAAAAGCCCATGAATGCAAGCATTCTGGGCTTTTGATATCTTTTTTGTTCGCAGATAACTGCTTATCTCTTTGAAAACTGTATTCCCTTTATAATAGGTAGTTTCACGCACCTTGTGTATTATCAGAGTATTGTTGAAATACTAATAAACAATTGTATAACTGTTTTCTTCTTATCAAATTTTTAATTTATTTGCAAACTTTTGTGTTTACATTGTACACCCAACAATCATATCCCATTATATGGTAGAACTTGCCCTGAACCTTATCTACTGCAAGTCTCTGACCTTTTTTGAACTTGCCAAGGCTCTTAGTTCTTGCTAAGGCTTTTGGAGCTTTCCTCTTGTGACATTTCTTTGTAGTCTTGATGTACTTGATTGGCTTTTTAATCAAGAATAAATACTTAACGTACTGCTCCCATTTAGCACGAGTTGTTTTTTCGCACTCTTTGGAATCGTTATATGGGTCATAAATATAAATGTGGTCTTTTGTGACTTCACGGATAAAAACGTAATGGCCAAATGTTGTCCAGATGCTCTTGCCCATGCAGGCTATACCAATGTACTTGCCTGTTCTAATCTTCTTAAGGAAATCTGTTACAACTGAATTATTCTTTTTACCATACAGTGAAGTATAATTTAATTGTGTTGAATTAGCATAACCATAATGCTTCAATGCCTTGACCATACCTGAATAATATGTACCAGATCCGTGACAGCTACATCCATTATCTTCCATCCACTTTGCAGTCTTTGCAGGAGAGATGGTTGGATCTAAGTCATACACAGCATCTGCAATACTTGTAGGACCACACCCCTGTGCTGATATTGTACCACCTGAATAATAATTGTTTTTCCATTTTAAATCTTTCTGCTTAAAATTCTTGTATCCCACTTTTATACCTCACTTTCCATCACTTCAATTCCATATTCTTTTGCACATGTATGCTCAATCTTACATCCTCTGTATTTCTCCCAATCTTTACAGAAATATGCAATATCTGCATTTGCCAATAGTTCTAAACTCTTACCTAAAAACCACAATGGCTTTGCATTATGTGGTGCATTTTCAAAAAAGCTGTCAATGATTTCTACCTCTTCATTATGCTTTTCCCTTATTGCTTTAATTGCTTTTTCTCTTTCTGACTTAATCTGCTCATCTGTTTTGTCTCTCATTGGCTGACTTATAAATACTTTCATTTGTCTATTCCTCCACTTCCGGCAATCCTGCAACACTTGTTAACATACTAACCACTCCTGCTGTTGCAGAAATTCCAATTATTGAAACCCAATCAAGCTCTGTGATTAAATTTCCAACAGTAATTAATGATACTGCTGTCTGTGCCATTGTTTTTACAGCTCTGACACCTGCTGCCTTAATCCATTTCTTTGTCTTGTCACTCATTCGTTTACTCCTTTCCCTGCTTCATTGGCAGTTCCTTTACTCTCTTATAAATCTCTGTTCCTGTTCCATTCCCGCCCAGTGCATGATATGCCTTGTATAAATGTTCAAAATCATCCAAAGCCTCAACTGATATATACTCCTGAGCTATGTACTGTTTTCCCAGCGTGTATATCTTGTTATGCAAAATTGCAATAACTCCGTCCTTAATTAATTTATATGATGAATTTTTTAATTTGACATAATTAACTGCACTAACAAAAATTGCACCAATTAATGAAGGAATCCCACATAAGGATAAAATCTGATAAAGTGTCATATGTTTTTTCCTCGACTTTCTCTGTTTTTTGGTATAAAAAAAGACCTTGCGGTCCTGCTCTAACAATCATATTTTTTTCCTTCCTTATTCTTCCGTTGTTTCTTCTAATTTGTTATAAAGTTTATAGTTTACTGTAACTTCATATCCGCCACTACCCTGATAAGATACATAAAACTGTAAATCATTAAGTAATGATACATCATAACGCTTTCCAGTGGTTACGTTTTCTAGTGCTGGTTCATCTTTTAGATTTGTTAAATAGATACCTATATGAAATGCTGGAAGAGTATCTTCATAAATACCCCTTACAAGTTTACCAAATTCAATGTATTTAAATTTACTAACGTCTATAGAGTATATGTCGTGAGGTATGCTACTTTCATTGTAACTTGTTTTTGCAAGCATTATTCCTTCGTGTTCTATTCCAAGAGTTCTACACATATCAGAATATTTTACAGTCATATTTTTAATTTGATTTGTAGTTGTGTTATTAATGGCATCAATCTGACTTAAAGCTGTGTTATTAATGGCACTAATCTGACTTGTAGCTGTGTCATTAATATTCTTAATCTGTGTATATGTTTTACCCTCAATCGTTCCTATCTGATTTGTAGCTGCGGTATTTATATTCTCCAACTGTTGATTTGTTACATCTGTAATCTTATTAATCTGACTTGATGCTACTGTATTAATTCCTTTTGTCTGCGATTCTCCTGCGGCAACCGCAGAACTGTTTATAGCTTCAATCTGTGCCCGTGCTGTGTTGTTAATATCTCCAAGCTTTGCATTCGTAACATTAGCTATGTCTTCCATCTTTGCAGTTGTAAGTGTTGCTATGTCATTGCTTTTTGCTTCTGTTAAAGAGCTAATGTCGTTCATTTTTGCCTCTGTTATGTTAGCTATGTTTGTTGTGCTTTCCTCAACTTTGACATCAATATTCGCTATTAGCTTCTCAACATCTGTCTTTTGACCTACCACCTCTTCTAAATAATTCCCAGCTCTATCTGCATAATCTGCTGCATCATTTGCCTTCTGCTCTGCCTGTTCAAGATAGCCTTTATTAACTTCTATCTTTTCATCAGCCTCTTTTACCAATGCCTTTGCATCACACATTATTTTGATTATCTGATTGTAAATATCCGGTGTAATCTCATTTACAACATCTACCGGAACGCCTTTCTTTACTTTCTGACATACAATTGTTGAAGTAATTCTTCTACCTTCTGAATTGTCACCAAAAACTCCAATGTAAAGCTCACATTCTTCCCTAAAAAGCCAATCAGGTAATTTTTCTGCTGATACAACATCCTTTTCAACAAGCACTTTTACCGAATCACTTATACTATAATCATCTACATATATTACGGCTGTTTTTGTATATCCGTCCCATTCAGAAGAAAAATCAAACTTAATTTCTTCCAAATTGGAAGTTCCTGATATTAAAGACTGCTGGTTAACAATATGCGCCTGTTGTCCTTTTATCTCTATGTTTATGTTCATCTTTTTCTCCTTTAATCCACCATCCATACTGCATGAACCGGTATGCATGCTCCAGTGTCAATTGCTATAGGAACACTTGCTCCATAATAATCGAAACTTACTGTACCTCCCGGATTGATTGTCATCATCCATCTGTTAGTTGTTCCCAAATGTCCTTCCTGAATTGACCATACGTTACGTGAAGGTCTCATATCTGTAGGAATATTCTTAAAAATATTATCGTGTGCAGAAAAAACAGTTGAATTTGTTATGATTCCCACCAATTCCACAGTTTTGCCAACTCTTCTGATTTTAGGTGCATCAGTAGTGGACCATGCAGATATACCATTCCCACATTCAACCGATTTCCAGCCTGTATCATATACTTCTCCGGATGTTTCAATAAGGGTTAACTCCTGCCAATCCTTCCAGCCGGCATTTTCATAACGCTTATAAATCACATTGTTCTTTACATCGGGAATAAATATCTGAAACTTAGTTGATGTTTCCCCTTCAACATAAAGCATTCCCCAGTTAGTAACAGGTCTGTTTGTTCCTTCTGTTGTCTTTATGTGATACACTCCATTTTCTGTTAATGTATTCCAATCTACTGCTGATGTTATGGTTTGTGATTTCACATAACTGGGTAAATCTGTTAAGTCATTGTATGAACCTGTAAAAGCCACCGTCTTTAAGTCTGTAAAGAATTTCTTTATTTTTCCAAAAATAACCTTATGTGTTTCTCCTGACAAAATATTTTCTCTTTTTGCTGCTGTCTGAAAAGCAACAATATTACTGTCACTATTTCCATCCTTTGAAAGCTTCTTGGCAAGCTCCTCATTATTCTTTTTCAATTCACCATCTATGCTGTCTGCATTTTCATTAAAAACATCAATATCATAAAACTCATCTCCATCCGGTTTCTTTAACTGCAAATACTTTGTTTTATTAATCATCTTGTGCTCCTTCCTTCTTCAAACACTTCTTCTCTTAATTGAATGTGTGTATACTTCTTTAATTCCTCGTGTGTAAATTTTGATAACTGATTATTCTTGTTATAAAGCAAAGACAAATCAATTAACAGATTGCTTGGGACAACCCTGTCCAACAATTTAGCCACATCAGAAAGCACATTCTTTGATGTTAAGGCAACCCTGACTGTTAACACATAATTATTGGCATCCAACTTTACTGAGTAATTAGGACCTTTACTTTCATCATTACCACATATTACCGCCAAAGTCTTTTCCAAGGACCTTACAGTAAAAGGTCGTTGCTCTGTAACAATTCCCAATATCTTCAATCGTCTTTCTTCCAATGTATACGTGTCCTTATTGGATATTCCAAGCATTCTCTCCCAATGTTCACAGCCCTGTTCATCCAAACTTTCAATGAAATTATTGTTCCACATTTTTTCAAGTGCTTCCCACAAATCTTCAGTCTGTGATTGCTCAATGTCTGTTAATTCCTTTATCTCTCTAAACTCTCTTAACCATTCAGGCAGATACTCAATCAACTTTCTATCCACTTATCTCACCAACCTTTGGAATATAATCACAATCAATAATGCAATTACCTGTCTTTCCATCAATTTTTACACTTAAAACATTGTCAACACCTTCCATGTCAAGAAGCATTGATTCTATCTGTCCGCTTCTTACCGTCATTGTGTCCTTTGCTTCCCATTCATTTTTTATGACATTTTTTAAATACTCTGCCAAATTTTCTGTAAAAGTTTCCTTGATGTCATCCCAGGTATAATCTTCTATGTATTCAATCTGAACATCCACATTTATTCTTTTAACTTCTGGTGTTGAAACAGTTACAATGTGACCTATTGGTGCAATTCCCACACCTGTTCCATCTTTCGTTGGATCAAACGTATTCTGTACTTCATTTATGATTTCAGAAGAAGCTTCATTATATTGAGAATCAAGAATTGCCAGCTTTACAGTTCCTCCACCATTCCAAACAGGATAAACCTTGCAGGCACCTACCTTTTCAATGTCTTTAGCTTTTTCCTTATAATCTGCCTTATTTCCTCCAAAGGCTGCTTCTGTAAATGATTCAAAATATCTTTCTCTCAAAGATTCTTCATCCTCATCTTCCGTGCCATACACAATCACTTCAACAGCCTCTATATCTTCTAAGTCATCAACATATTCAATTGGAATCACATCATCCTTTATGTTGTTTCCGTTTTCTCCTGATTCAGAACATGTCATGCTATAGAATCCATCTCCTAAGTTTTCTGTAATTGAATATGTCATTTCACCTATGCTAAACTCTGTTGCCTCTGGAATGTTCACATCAGAAGGAATACATTTCACTTTTACCACAGCCGGAATACCTTCCTTTACAAATATTCCCCTCTCTGCTGCACGCTTAATCAAATAATAATAAGATGCACTGTCTGCAAAACATTCCTGCAAAAGAATGTCCATGTCTGCATACATCTGTGCACTTTCCATTGCCACAGGTGCCAACGCATCATAAATAATTGAACCCTCTCTTTTATCAACATCCCCCTGCACATTTTCAAGCATCTGACTTAAAATGTTCTCAAAGGTCATCTCCTCAAACATCAATGCTCACTCCTTCCACCTCAATCTCTTCATCATCAGAAGTTGTAACTGTCAGAGAAACCATCAATTCATTTTTGTAATTTGAAATACTCTCTATCTCAACAGAATTAAAACGTTCATCCCTTAAAATGGCTTCCTCAATTCTGCCTCCAATTACTTCCTTTACCTCTGCAATGTTTTCTCCCAATAAATCAGCTTTCTCCAATCCATAATTTTCATAAATGCTGTAATAATCAAATTCAGTTAACAGAATCTTTATTATTGCCTGCCTTAAGATTTCATCATCTTCATCAGATTTTCTCAAAATCCTTTTGCTTTCAAAATCCAGCACATATGTATCATTGGAAAACTCCTGATCTTTATCTTCTTCCACATTAAAATCTTCCAGTTCTTCCAATTCTTCAGGTAACATACTCACACCATCCTATCCACAACAAGATACTTCTGACCACCATCTGCACGTATCATCACAACCTTGTCGCCCTTTTTCAATTTGCTCTTTGATGCAGTTTCCGTAAAATACAAAAACTCATCCGTTAAGATGAGCTTTTGATTAACCTTTATTTTAGACGAATCTGCCTTTAAAACCGTACCAATTACAATGGTACAGGGCTTCGCCGCTTTTCTTGCATCCTCTGCTATTTTCTTAATTAACTGTGTCAAACTAGTAGCTGCTATCGTAATCACCTCCAGATAATTCCAAATCCATAAGATGTTGCCCATTATTAAATGTATGAGTAACCTTATCAACTAACATATAATTTGAAATTGTATCACCATAAATTGTCAACTTAACAAGAACCAAACAGCCGGCTCTTACGTTAATGTCACCAAAACAATTATTAATCTTAATTGTCTTACCTGTTTTACAATAAATCTTCAACAATGCCTTAACCTTTAATTTTGCACCCTTGCGACTATCGATTTTGTCAAAATACTGAAGCACACCCCATTTATTAATGTACTTACTGTTTTTTGCCATATAAATCTCCTGCACACCCTTCTTGGTGTTGTCATACGCTAATTTAATCTGATTATAAACATTGTCATCTATTGTTTCCTTATAATCATAAGATTCTGCCGTGGTTGAAGTTATTAACCTGTTAACCTTCCAAGGCTCCCTTAACCTTAACTTTCCAAATTCATCATACAAGGTATAAATCTTTCCTCTTGCCATTAATGTTTCATCCAAGCTGTTCTGTACAATGTCAAACAATGTTGCATTATCATCAATTCTTGACACAGGATACTTTGTATTCGCTAGCTTACCACAATTCAGTTTAAAATCCTTGGCAATTTTCTTAATTAAAACCGTGGAAGTTCTCTTTTTTGAAATATAAGTATCCTTATTCTTAAAATACCTAAGCTGATCATACACAGTAACATCCAAAGTCTTATCTGTTTTAGGTGAAATGGAAAATACAAAACCATAAAAGAAATTTTTGCCATTAACCACTATTGCCACAGAATCACCATTTGAAATTCTCTTCTTTGAATCGCTGTCAACAAACGTTGTAAAAGTAACCTTACCCGGTGCATTTTTTCTCTCAAAGGTTGTTTTTAATCCTTCCTGAACCTGATGTTTGTACCTTTTCTTGCCGTGTTTAATCAGAACATTAACAACAAGCTTCTCACTGTTCTTTACTGAAACAGCTTTATACTCCACCTTTCTGGTTGACTTTTTCTTTTTTGATTCATTCTTTTTAAGAATTTCCCTTAAATATGATATTTCCTGTTTTCCACTACTTTTACCGGTATTCTTTCCGCTTTTCTTTCCCTTTGATGTCTTACCTGATGAAGTAATGTAATCACTGATTACCCCATATCCTGTTATTGTATGGTAACTTAACGGATATGATCTTCTCATAACAGCGTCAGAAGTGTTACCCTCAATGGTATGCACAGTACTTCCTGATACATACTCAACAATTCCCACGTGAGATGCACCATCTGATTTAAAATAAATGAAATCATTTCTTTTAGGTGTGTATGAACCCTTATACTTGAATCTTCCTTTGTTTTTAAACCATTGCATTCCTGTGTCTGTTGATGCTGTCTTGGGAGCAATGCTTGTTGATACACCTGCCTTATATGCACACCAGGAGGCAAACATATGGCACCATGCAGCACCATTCATTCCATACCAGGCACTATACTTGGTCTTGTTACCGCCATATGCTTTATAACCAACTTCCTTTGATGCAATATCAATTATGTCTGCCATCCTTTCCTCCTTATGGTTTCTTCAAAACAGTTCCCTTGTACAGATATTTTCCTTTGGAACTGCTTTTTCTCTTGTGCTTCTTTGCAGCCTTTTCAATAACCTTCTTGTTCTTCTTGTAAATGGCAGAACCCTTGGAACTATCCTTTAACCACTTTTTCGCTATCAATGTAAGAGTTTCCTTATTGGATTTAATGGTATACGTATTTGGTATTTTCTTAACCTTTACAGCACCATATTTTCTGTATTCCTTAAATTCCAACGACACCCTGCTGTCAAAACCGTCACTGACAGAATCTGTTATTGTAAGTCTTTCCAGCGACACTTTAAGAATAGTATTGAATATTTTTTTATTATTTGGAGCATATCTGTAAATCTCCAGTTTAAATGCCTTCTTGGAAGATAAAAGTTCCTTATACTTCTTAATGTACTCATCGGCACCCTTGTATTTTCCATCTGAATAAAAAGCAAATGGATAATGTTGATTAGGCAATAACAAGTCAAATGAAATCTCTGTAAGTTTGGGATTTCTAAGTATGTTAACTTCTCCCAAATTAATCAGTGTCATTGTCTTGTTATCACCATCAACCTTTATGCTTATTTTTTCAGGTGGAATGGGTACATACTGCCCATCAATAATCAATCTATACATTCTAATGCACCCCTTCCGCTACTGCTGACATTTCTTCTTCCAATCTTGTCTTTAAATGAGTAACTATTCCTTCCATATCAGCTTTTGAAGAACCATTAATAACATTTGACATATCTACACTGATTTTTGCTGTTGTAAATCTGTTAATTGCTCTCTGTTCTGCATAATCCTTTATGTACTTAAGCTGCTGATTTGTAATATCCAATGAATCCGATGTTTTTGCAGTGTTTGCTGCTGTTTCAGCCGTGTTATTTGTAATGGCATCTGTTCCATAGCTATAGTCTTTATCCTTTGTTTCACCTTTCTTAAAAAGATTACCAAAAGTATTCTTAACCTTACTTTCAACACCCTTTCCAAGATTGTATCCTTTTCCATAAGCATCACCATAATTAATTCTGTAATCAATGCTTGGAGCTTCTTTATTTAATGTAATTGAATTTTCATTTTTACCCCAAGAAGTAACTGTATCTTGTAAAGAAGTTAATCCACTGGTCCAATCTGTTCCAAATATGGCATCTATAATCTTGGTAACAACTTTTCCAAGACTTAAAAACCATGATATAATCTGACCTATCAGGTTTGCAACTGCACCACCAAAAGAATCAAATCCACCATTTGTAACATTTAAAATCCATTCAATTATGCCAATAAAAGGCTGAACAAAAATACTCCATACAGCCTGAATTATTGCGTTAATCGTTCCTATTCCTACATTTATGATTGCTGCTCCTGCTGATGCCACTACACCAAAAATCACACCTGTAGCAGAACGGGTTTTATTCTGCACCTTGTTAATTGCTGCCACAACCAGATAAATAGCTGCTATTACCGCAATAATAGCAATAATAATCCATGTTAACGGACATAATGACAATGCGGCATTTAATCCTTCCTGTGCAAATGTCATTGCTATAATAGCCGCTGTACTTGCTGCACTAGATACCACATGTAATGCCTTTGCACCTATATCTTTTAATGTTGTAAGCCAGCCTATTCCCATTGTTGCATTATAAACAATTAATGCTGCAACTATTCCCCATATAATAGGTTCAATTAATGTCCAATTAGATTTAAAGAAATTAATCATTTGCGTTCCAATGTTAATAATTCCTGTTATTGCTCCCATTACTAAGACTGTAGCATTTCCAAACCCGGTTGCTAAAAGCTGTATGGTTGGCAGATTGTTATGTATTGCATTAAACATACTAACAATCGCCGGCTGTACCTGTTGACCTATAGTTGTTTTAACCGCATCAAAATCCCTTTTATTTCTTGCCATTACTCCCTCAGGAGTTTGAGCCATTGTTTCATTCATCTTTCCTACGTTCTGCTCTATTACCTGAGCCAACATATTAGCCTTTTCCATCTCAGTTCCATTTTTCATTACCTTTTCCTGATAATCCGTAAATGAAATGCCTGCACGTCTTAATGCTCCAACCTGGCCAGTCATAACCTTACCTGTCATATTACCGATATTAACCATATCCTCATTAGTAACATTAACACCATGCATCTGAACCGCTAAGTCAGCCATCTTAGGTAACAAAGTTTTAACTGCATCTGTCTGATGAAAATATGTTGATGCCTGTTGCGCTCCATTTATTAAAGCTGTCTTTCCAACAACACCATAACCACTTATCTCAGAAGCAAGATTTTTCATCATATTAACCTGTGATGTTCCTGCTCCCTGCATTGCACCCATTACTTCAGTAAGTTTTGTCTCTGCCTGATGTAATTGAGATACCTTTTCATTACATTCACCTATAAAGCTGGCTCCCTGTCTTATAAGAAATATTCCACCAAGAGAAGCTACCAAACCTTTAACTGTGGAAAGTAATCCTTTTGCTGAATTTGTCCCCTCTCTTACTTTACCATTGTATGTTTCTTGACTTATTGAAGCTCTTGACGTGTCACTTGCTATCTGCTTAATCTCTGCATCTGCCAATCCTAAATTTGTTCTGGCAGAAGCTAATTTAGAAGTATTAAACATGTTTCCTGACACGCCTTGGGCTCTTTCACATTCATTAATTACAGTTGAGACAGCATTAGTTATGTTCATAAGCGGTGCCGTCATTCTGTCTGTTAACTGAAATGAAGTCATTATTGATGCCATCTCTTTACCTTACCTTTCCAACTTTCTTGCTTTCTTCCTCTTCCTGCTCAACTCTTGCATTAATGGAAGCAATCACAAAAGCTCTCTCATTTTTATCCAAACTCATAAAAAATGAAGGTGTCCAATGAAATTTATGTAGACAGTAATATGCATACATTGAATCAGGATCACCTTCATCTATTAGTTTTTTGCTTCGTTAACTTTATCCTGTAATGTTTCGTCAAATCCGTTAAACTTCTGAATAAATTCAGCAAACTCATTATATTCTCCCGGATTATCAATCATCTGCTTAATTAAGTCTTCCGGATTCATTACACCATAAGAATCCTGTAATTCCTTATTGTATAAATCAGGTTCTGCAACAGATGCACACATCAGCTTTGCAATAAACAATGAAGAATTAAATTTCTGTCTGTAAACACCCGGCTTTCCTGTAACCTGAACCTCTGTTGTACACTTTTCTCTAATTCTTTCATATTCCTCAGTTGAAACTGCCTTAATCTTCCAATCCAATGGAGTTCCATTTTCGTCGCATAATGAAGCGGTTACCTTATATGCCACATCATCCTTATATTTCTTATTTTTCTTTAAAAAAGCACTTAAATTAGTTGCCATATTCCTTACCTTCTCTTTCTAAAAAATAATGGATAAGAAGCTTTTTAGTTCTCCTTATCCACGTTACTTATTTTTTCTGTTCCACATTTGTCATGTAATCAGGTGTTTTATACTTGTTCTTAGCGCTACTTGCATAATCCATTGCATAACATTCAATGTCCTGTTCAATAAAATCTCCATCAGCATCAAATGATGAAAGAAGTACATCTCCATCAATAATGCATTCATAATAATTTTTTTCACTCGTTCCAATGGTTGTTGCCGGATCTGATGCCGCTACTTCTACAGTAAAAGTTGGAAGAACTCCGGTATTTTTATATTCTTCAATCACTTCATCAAACATCTCACTACATTTATACAATGTCATTTTAAGCTTGATTTCCAAACCATTTGGCTTCTTGCCCTTTATTGTTTTACCAAGAATAGGCACATCAGCAAGACTAACATTTGCCTTTGCTTCAAAATTCTTAGCATTAAGCATTCCATATCTTTGTCCACCAACAATACAATACAAGGTTGCAAGTCTGCTGGAAGGTGCATCATTTGGATTCATAAAACTCATCTATCTCACTCTCCATTTCTCTAATTAATGACAGTCGTCATATATAATTTATCCATTAAGCCAATAACAGTTACATTTGTTAAAATCACCACAGACCTTCTTTCAGTTCCTCTTTCAACAGAAATGTCTTCCTCTGAAAAATCCTCAATGGCTCTTACAGATTCAAGGTGCTTAAACACCTCTCTAATATCATTTCTAAGAGAATTTCTTCCTGCATCATCGTTTGGAATCTTTCCAATATACTTACTGTTAAAAACAGATGCCACATTGTCTGCAATGTAATCAATCACACGAATTGTCTGATTCTCCTGAAAAATGCTCCCCTTATCCTCTGTTACTGTTGTAAGGGAATTAATGTCTCTTAAAACCCTAAGTTCATCACCACACTTATGAATAACAAACTTTCCTGAAGTTATGGCATTTTCAAGTTCTGCCTGAGTATACTGGCAGTTAATTTCTTCCAGTTCCCCATCATATAACATATTTGTGCAAGCCTTGTTGACACCACAGGCTGCTTCTGCTCCTGCGACCCACGGAATAACATCCTTTGTGTTCATAACATTAATGATTCCCTCATAATCAGCTTCACAATTATACATTACAGTCTGAAACTTAATACCCATTTCATCACGCATTCTTATTGTCCATGACTTATACACTTCCTGCAATTTTGTGTCTGTTTCCATAACCACAACCACATTAAAAGCGTAATTCTCCAATAACTGCATAAACATTATATGAGCCTCATTTGTTGGCTTATCATTAATTCCACCTGTACCTCCTGTTAAGAATGTTCCGGCAGTTTCTTCAAGTTCAAATGATTTCTTCCATTCAATAAATGCATTGTCTTTTAATTCACCTGAATTTGCTACTGTCTGAATGTCAACTAATGTTGTATCCATATAGGTTGACACGTCATACTTTTCTGTCTGATCAATGTTTTTCTTGATAACAATCTTTATTGAATTTCCTCTTGAGCCCTTACACTTGGCATCTGCATACTTACAACCTGCCTTTGCTCCATTATTGTTAATCTTAAAAAACAAACCTTTACTTGCATGTTTAAACACTTCCCTAACATTAATAAGATTTCCATCATATGGACTTCTTCCGAAAACTTCCAATGCAACCTTTTCAAATTCATCAGCAGTCACTTCAAAAATCTTATCATCAGGTCCCCAGTCCAAACATATTGGCATGGCAACCACGCCACTTTCCGTATTGTTCTTAATTGAATTTCTACTAATAACATTTACATAAGTTCCCGGAAGAACCTTATTCTGTGCTGTAAATGTTCCACCACCTAATGCCATTTAGTTTACCTTTCCTTTCTTCCATTTTTTCAAAATATCATCTGCTTCTTCAACGGAATATTCATCTTCATCATTCAACAGAGCGTTTAAAATATCCCTGTCCTGTAAAAACCTTTTTGACTTCATCAATTCGCTTTTTCCGTATTTTACAGATGTCTTATTCTTTGCTTCCATCTGTTAAACCTCCTACACCTGTTCTTATTTCATAACTTTCAAACTTATCCTTGTCTTCCTGTTTCTCCATAACAAATGTTTCATAAGTTACCTGAAACTGCAAAACACCGTCAACCATCTGACCTGTCATTTCTGCTGAATGAAGCTTAAATCCATCAACCTCAATATCCCTTAACAAGTACTGTAATTCTTCCAGCACTTCCATTCCTTCACCATGACAATTATCACTCTTAGGCCAATACCTGATAATAAATGGAACTGTCTTTAGAAATCGTGGTCCAAGTTTACGTCTTAAGGAAGGATTTAAGCACAAAACAGAAAAACAAGGCTCTTTTAGGCTCTGTTTCACTGCTTCTGTATATATCTCATATTTTTCTTCACCGTAGGACTGCCTTATCTGTCTTACAATCCCATCAATCATCTTATTTATCATTTAACTGCTCCTGATAACCATTTTTTCAACTTAGCTTCAAGAATACCCGGGGCACTCTGCCTAATCTCCTGTTCAGACAAAGTAAGCATATACTTTCCTTCAACCCATCCTGTCCCGTTTGCCGTTCTATGGCCAAACTCAACATATGATGCATATTCAACAGGATTGATAATCTCTATTACATATGTATCACCGAAATGATGAACAGTAAGAGAATCTGCATAAGACGTTGCAGCCTGATTGGTTCCAGCCGTCCATCCTCTTCTAAGCGTTCCACCTACTTTTCCTGAATTGGAAGGATACGTACCTACCGGAGTTCTTTTAATTACTTTTGCAAGAAGTCTTGCAGCAATCTCCCTTGATGCAGCTTCAAAAAAATCATCAGAATTTCTTGCCATTGCTTCAAGACTGTCCCTTAACTGCTCCAACTGCTTACAATCAATTTTAGAATCACTCACGCCTTATCCTCCACCAAATCAAGCAAAATCTCCTGATGTGTAGGATAAACCGCAGGTCTTCCACTACTTTTGTAGGCTACCACACCACCAACGCCCTTTACCAATATTTTAGAACCCGGCTTAACATTGATTTCAGGTGCCATAAACAATTTAATGACCTGAGTAACATCTGAATCAGCCTCATTCTCTGAATTGGAACTTATATTGCTGTAAGAAAGTCTGCAACAAACATCTGACTGCACCATTACCTCTTCAAAGTTAGTCACAGAAGAAACAACAACCTTTTTCTTTTCAAAAATATCAGCCCTAAAGTCATATGACATTTCTATTGCCTTTCTGGTTCTTAAAACTGTATTTTTCGAAAGCATTTAATCAGCTCCTCTCCACTGCACCTTAATCTGTTCAGCATAACATTAAAAGCCTCATCAGAAGATGTGCCACTGAAATTAACAGAAGTATCTCCTACCTTTACAGAACTTACTGCCTGCTCTAAGTCAAATTCTTCAAGCTTACCTGTTGTTTTAAGCAAATACAAAAATTCACCGCACACTCTTTCACAGGCTGATTCAAACAATCCCTTTGGAAGTTTCTTAACATGGCATCTGGAATTTAACTCAGAAACAACCTTATCAATGCAGAACACCAATAATGAATAATCATCTTCTGAATACTCATAGCCAATATTCTTCAATAATTCTATGACTTTATCTTCCAATAACTCCATCTCCTTCCTTTAGCTGTGAATGCGTGTATGACTTTAACTCAGAGTGCTTATACAATGATAAATAATCATTCGAAATAATTGAGACGGATATTGAAAATGTTTCTCCACAGTTTACAATCTGCTTACTTAACTTTGCATCAATAATGATGTTTTTATTCATCAAACCACCTCAATTTGTACTCTCTTTTTCAGTATTTCATCAGCAATATAATATGTAATCTCCAAACAATATCGCATTGACTTACTTAAAGGATTCAACTTCACCGTAATGCAATGCTCATTTATGGTGCAGTTTCCTTCTGTTTCAAGTTCCCTGTCCTTATAGAGCTTATATGTTGCCCTTGATATTTCAAATTCCTCATTCTTTGTAGACTTAACAAGAAATTTTAAATACTTGTCCTCACCTAAAATAAAGTTAATGTTCACACGCATCACCTCTTCTTAATAGTTCTATACAAAAACTGCTTTCTGACAATTCAGAAAAATAATTACCATTTTCCTTTTCAATGTCATATTCTGACGTTACAAAACCAATTTCATAATCATCATTAATGTATGTACATTGGTATGGTAATGGCTCAATGGTAAATTTCATTGCCGTTGCATCATAAGAAAATAACACATCAGTACAATATGCTATGTTCCCGGCTTCATCAAATGCAGTAAGTTCCATTACATACCTTCCACTCTTTTGTGCCGGTACCTCGGCGGTCCAGATGTCTCCCTTCAACCTTGTAAAGATAACATCCTGACCTTCAACCTTACCAATAAGCCTTACTACCATTTAATCTGTAACCTCCACAGAAATTGTATATGTTGCGCCGGCATTAACTGGATTTGGCGAAATAGTAACTGACTGAATAACCGGTGCAGTCTGGTCAAGTACAACCTTCTTTGTAACTGTAGATGTCTTTCCTGCTCCATCCTTTGCCGTAATGACAATGGTATTTTCTCCTGTCACTAATGTAAGTGTCTTTGTAAAGCTTCCATCACTTCCAACTTCAACAGTCTGTTCAGTTCCACCATTAAGCTTAATAGTAAGAGTTACCGGTGAGCTTGTAACATCATTAGTAGTACCCTTAACAACAAGAGATGACTGATTTGTAACAAGATTGTCAACCGGTGCTGATACTGACAATTCAGGTGGAACAGTGTCAACAGTAAATGTTACACTCTTCTGAGTTGCAACATTACCATCATAATCACTTGCGGATACCTTAATTGTGTGAGTTCCATCTGACAAAGCTGTAGTTGGTGTATAACTACATGTATAATTCTTTCCTGACTGTGTCTTAGTAATTCCTGTTGTAATTGTCTGGCTATCAATAATAAGCCTAATTGTTGATGGATTAACACCTGAATCTGCATCTGTAACAGTCCAGTTAATAACAGGCTTGTTATTAGTCAACTTAGCAGAAGATGAAGGTGCTGTTATTGAAATAACAGGTGCAACCTTTTCCTTAACCTTAAGCTGTAAGCTTGAACCAAGTGTTGTGTCCGTTGCATCCTTTGTCACACTGTTTCCAGCTTCATCAGTAGCCTTAACCTTAACATTATAATAATGTCCATTCTGATTGTATGATGATGTTGACGGAGCTGTTATTGTAGCCTCATACTTCTTAGTTGTGGCATTATATGTCAGAGTATGGGTTTGTCCGTTAATTACAACCTGTACTGTTTTTACTGCCATAGGTAATGCCCTCCTTATCCTAATTTATGCTTAAATGCAACAATTCTAATCTGCTTAGGCTCATAAACAGGATTCCAGTTAGCTGGGTCTGCAAGTTCTACTCTTGAAGGACCTTCTGTCTTTGCCACATTTGCGTTAGTAAAGGCAATTCCTCTAGGATGAAGAATTGTTGTTCTTCTGTTAATAAGGTAATCAACACCTGAACCCTTTCTCTTTGCTCTATCAGTTTCAGTTGGAACAAATCCTTCAGGATTTCCGTTACCTAATGCAACTGCTCCATTACCAAAAAGATATGTTGTATATGCCTTAGTTTTTGAATCATAAGGACATCCATCATCAATAATTACTCTCTTACCCTGATATGTACCAAATGCTACATCGTTTGATGGCTGTACTGTTTCGATAAGATTCTGTTTCTTAAGGTATGCTTCTGTAGCTGAATGCATACAGATACCTGTAAGCTGCGCTTTAGCATCTCCTAACTTCTGTTCTGCATCAATAAATGCTGAACCACTCCAATTAGCTGCATTTCCTGAATTACCTGAAATATCTAAAAGATTAGATGCAAGTCTTGTTTCTGCTGCCTTCTGTGGTTCCTTAACTTCCGGAATTGTTCCAAACACACCATTAAGAATTGCAATAAGTTCCTTCTGCATATCTCTTGCCCAGAACTGTGCAACCAAGTCACCAATGGCCTTCATTGGATCTGCTCCTGAAAGTGCTGCTGATAAATCTGTTGCACTCCACATTTTTGCTCTTCTTAAGACTGCTGCCACATCCTTATTTGAAGTAATCTTGTTGTCTTCAAGGTCTGCTCCTTCAATTACCTGCTCTGATTCTCCTGTTAAATCCTCGAAGAATGGCATAGTTACTAATGGTGATGCCTGAGAAGCCAAAGCATCAAATTCAGCATTGTTTGTAACAATTCCACTATTAAATAATGCTGATAATTCCATTGTTCTGTTTAATACGTATGGAGTAAATAACTCCGGTACAATTACGTCCTGTAATGTTGTTCCTGGCATTTCTAATACCTACCTTTCCTAAATTTTTCATTAAATTGTAATTCCGGCTGCTGCTGCCATTTCCTTGGCCTGTGCCGGATTCTCCTTAAGCAGCTTGCCCTGCTCTGTTAAGTTAAATGTTTCCTTGGCAAAAGGATTCTTTGTAGGACTTCCACCCTTGCTAGGTTCATATCCTGCTTTCTGCTTAAACAGATGTGCCATAGTCTTATCTTCCCTGTAAGCCTTAATTGATTCGTCAACACCAATAGGATTGTTATCCTTGTCAAATGTAAACTTATCAATTCCACCAGCCTTATAGATAAGATAATCAGGATCCAATACTCCCGACTTTGTAAGCTGTTCCTTTAATGCATACTGCTTTGTTGCATTAATCGCAGCAGTCTTAAGATTTCCGATTTCTGCTTCATAATCCTTAATCTTATTCTGGAGTTCCTCATTGTCTCCATTTTCCTTCTTTAATGTTGTGATTGTTTCAGTGGCTGTCTTCAGTTCCTCGCATTTATCATTAAACACGTTCTTTGGTACAGCGTGCTTAGGAAACTCTTTCTTTGCAGCTTCCATTACTTCATCAACATTAAGCTTTCCATCTGTAATTTTTGCTTTTTCAAGCAATTCCTTTAACCATTCCATTTTTATTACCTCCATAGATGTTTTATTCCAGTTCTACTGGTGATTGGATTCTACCGATATACCTTCGGCAAGGTATTTCTGTTCTTTAGTGCCTACAGAAAAAGGCATATAAAAAGAGAGCCTATTTCTAAGCTCTCTGATTAACGTTATTAAATTCTTTACTGCATCAATTCTTGTCCATCAAATATAAATGATGTTATAGCTTCAGTTTTTCTATTAATTTTAAACTGAAATTGGCTTCTTATTTCTGCTCCAAAACTATTTTCAGCATCAACATATCCCTGAACTGTTATTTGCTTTTTATTTTTTCCATATTTCCATCCACCAAATTTTGCTGAACTTGGTGATTTTAACATTGCTTTAACCTGACTTTTACATTCGACTTCCCATTTGGTCACTTCTTCTGATGATAATACATAATCTGTTAATTTGGCTCTAGCCTTGCCCTTTTTGTATAACATATTTTCGCCATACTTAAGAATTATAACCTTGTTGTTTTTATTAAGCCACATTAACACTTCCATTCCATCCTGAATTTCTATTCTGAAACCTTTATCATTCTTCTTCCACGCTCCATTAAGGCCCTCATCAGCTTTAACATCCTGATAATCTGTAATATCGCATTTTTTCAAAATATCCTCAATTGATTCTGCCTCTTCTTTTGAGCATCCAACTGCTTCTTCAACTTTGCTTTTTTCTTCATAAAGTTCCGGATGATTTATCGTCTGAATAATTCCAAATGTAATCGCACCAACAAAAATTATAAATATTATAATCCCAATAAGACAGCCGTGTCCTTTCTTAGTTTTAGTTTCACTCATATATTCTTCCTCCTATAAATCTTTTGCTATATTTTATCATATAAAAGAGAAACTTACTATATTTTAGAACATTTCTATTTTATTTTCGTCATTTTGCACTGGAACAACTAACTGTTTTTCAGTTTTATCAATTTTACCTGTCAACTCCTCTATTCTGTTACTAAGTCTAATAAATGTATCAATATCATCTATTCTACATTTACTCTGCATTTCCCTGCATCTTGTGATCTGTTCCTGTAATTCTTCCTTGTACATACTTGTCCTTTCTTGTTTTTGGGTATAAAAATACCACCTAGCCTTTTGACTAAGTGGTTATTAATCATATATCGCCTTATCCTGTTTTATATACTTAACATTATCTTTTATATTTAAGTCTATATTCTTCTGGTATATCAAGTTCTTTGACTCTCTTCAATTCTTTATCATTTTCTAAACCTAATCCCATATCCGTTTGATTTCCAGTTGTCTTGTTAATTTTTAACACAAAAGCACTGTAGTTAACAATTTTCGAGTCCGCAAACCCTCCCATAAAATACCAATCTTCCTTTGTTTCTCCCGAAACATCAATTCCATAATCTAGTTTACTATCAAGAAATCTTTTTATTGCTTTTCTACATGCTTCATCAAACGTCATACAACTCACTCCTCATAACAATATGGCTTCCCCTATCATTAGGTACCAAATTGTCTATTCTAAAGAATTCCATTTTAGAATATCTTTCCAAATACTCAGTTATATCTTTACTATTATTGTATATTTCTTTTCCTTGAACGTCAATAATATTAAAACCTTTTTCTGTCTTTTCTCCTATAAATGTATGTCCATTATCGCCTCTCTTTCTGTTAAATATGCCATTACTGTTTCCATATAATGCATTAATTTGAATTCGCATTTCTTGATTTCCATTATTCATATATTTTTTTATATATTCATATGCATTAATATTGTTCGGAATCTTTTCTATTTTTATATTTTCCCAATTTTCCCATATTGATGCAGGATTTGTAAGTGCTACTTTATTGTATTCTTTTATTGCCACGACATTATATCCTCTCTTTTGCATTTCGTATGCCATAGCACAATTTACACAATTTACTTTTGAACCTGAAGGGTTTAACGCTGCTAAATCCTCTTTATTCGTACCTATCTTTATATCCTGTTTTACCCAAGTTTTAGGAATTCCTGTATATTTAATATTTTTAACCAATTTGTTATCAACATATATTCTCTTCCAATCTTTATATTTTATTTCTTCTGGAACATAATACGTATCATCCTCTTCATCTCTTGCAATTCTCTCACCTTCATTTGCAAATTCATCATCAAAATAAGGTGCTGTGCAGCTTCTACAGTTAACATGAAATGGCGGAGCTGTTACCCCCTCTTCATATTCGCTCATTTTGAATACTTTGCCATCCATTTCCTGGCAGATGTCCGATGTATGGCCGTCCAATGTAGCTACAATCTCATATCTTTCAACATCCAACTCCTTAAAGCATTCCTTTTGAGCCGTTGAACTAAAATAAGCCGATTCAGTCATTACAAGTCTTCCAGCATTAACTTTGCTTACATTCATCTTGCTTGCAATCTGACTTATTGCCTTATCTGGTCTTGAACCTGTAATGCACATTTGACTTAAACTTGTATGTAACTGATTTATAAGCTGTGTCTTGTTGCCCCATATTCTGTCACTGAAATTCTTACCATCAGCTAACCAAGGCTTATTTACCACTTTTTCAATTAGCTTGTCATTTAAAGTTGCAAAATTTGAACCAACACCCACACCCTTTTGAATTTCAAAGGCTGTTCTGTAATAACTATCCTTGTAAACATCCTTTATGTGCTTACTTACTTCATCATTCAGGTTTCCAAAAGCTGTTTCTGCCTGCTGTCTACACTGTAACTCCAACGCTTCAAGCCTGCTTATGTGAGCCTTGGCAGATGCATTTTCAAGTTCCTTTACCCATTCACCTGAAAAAGCGTTTTCCCTGCCCTTTTTTATGTATTCCTCTACATCCCACTTAAGTTCCTTTAATTCCTTATCATTAAGGGACTTTCTTGCTTCCAACAGAGACATATTATTATTATCCGCATATCTCTGATACCAGGCATTTATCTTTTCTTCAATTATCTTCTGAGACTTATCAAACTGCTCCTGAATATCCATTGTCTTCTTTACGGAAGTCTGATGTGTTGCTTCCTCCATCTCAACGAACCTATTCTTCCAGTATTCACTATTCTTCATCCACTCCACCTACTGAGTTATCATCATCTTTAGCCGAATCATCAACATTGTCATCATCTTCATTTGACTTTTTCGTAAACATCTGCTGATATATGTCAGCGTTCTGTGTTTTTTCTTCATTTTCCTTCTTAAGCTGTTTAAGTTCTGCTTCAACATCCTCAACAAACGGATGATTCTTAAGTATTGTTTTCTGGCTAATGATTCCAACACTGTCCTTGCATATGGCTGCCTGCTCCTGCTCATTCTTAATACAGGTTCTTGTCCAAGTCTGAACAATGTTGTCACACTTAATGTTCTTAAAGTTGCAGATTGCTCTTACCAACTTGGCAAAACCTAACTGAAACTCTGTTTCCATTAATCCTGTTTTCATTTCCAATAATGAATACATAAACTTAAGAGCCTCTCCTGACTGATTCCCAAAGTTTTCAGGTCTTGGATCAAATCCCTGTCCCTGTTCGAAAATAGCCTTTCTTGTGGCATCAAGAACACTATTTCTTGCTTCAATAGGAATCTCAATGTTAAGAGTGCTTACACCTGCACCTTCTTCTGCATCCATTTTTATAACCTTGTATTTCTTCAAATCCTGCAGGAATCCATTTAAATCTGTTCCACCATATCCGGAAAGAACAAATATAAGCTCCTGAACATCTTCAAGGTCATTAATAAAGCCACTAAACACCTTGTCGTACACATCAATCAAAGGCTTAATGTTATCAAGGTCAGAAGACTTAATGTTGTTATTAAAAAACGGAATGAAAGGTATTTCCTCCATTCCGTGACTATACTCACTTACGAGTTCTCCTGTTGTCGGATTCTCAAATATTGCATAATCTGTTAAGTTGTCATAATTTAAATCTGATTGAAGTCTTCTGTATACCTGACATTCCTCTTTGTTCCAATATTCATATATTGTGTAGTTTTTACCATCTGCTTCATCTATTTGTGTATATACTCTTAATGCTCCTATCAGCTTCTGTTTTGCTGACTTATTCCATATCGGAACAATCTGTTTGCTATCAATAACTGCCCACTCAAATTCATTTAGCTCATTTGTCCAATAATGAATCCATGCAACACCTGCATTGGCTGCATTAACACAAAGCTCCATACACTCTTTTCTATATTCATCCCCCAAGGCCTTTAATATCTCTGCATTAGCCTTAGAACTACCAATGTCAAAAGTAGGCGGTGTAGTGAATGCATAAGCTGCTTTCTGGTTAACTATCAATCCGTGAAAGTTGCGGGGTATTCTGTTGTCTGCATTTCTCAACGGATGACCTTCTTCATCTTCCTTTTTAGGACCATATAGCACGTCACTCTGATTTCTGTAATATCTGTCAGCAATATCACATTTAACCATATACATTGCATGCCCCGGCATATACTGACTTAATAATTCCTTCATTCTAACTAAATCCACTTGTTTCACCTCTTTACTTTAATACTGATAATCCGTCAGACTTCTTAGCACAATCCTCTGCAATTCCTGTTGTTGCATCCTGTGCATCGTCATGATCATTTTTTCCTTCTCTCTGATACCTTGACATTGCCTTATAATAATCAGGCCATCTGTTCTTCCAGTCTTCAGGAAAATATATGTGTTGCATTACCCACGCTGAATTTGAAAAAATTCTTGCATTCTTGTTGTTATTCTGTGTAAACCACTTAATAACTGTCTTGTTACTTTTTAATTCATCCTGAAGTATTCTCTTAACACTTCTGGCAAATCCTCTACCACCATTATTTGATTCGATTCTTGCAATATTTACATTTCCATCAAATAACAGCTTAGCTGTTAACGGCTCTGTAACTTCCATTGGTTCCTGCGTATATATAACATCAAGTACGTACGCTTCATTGTCAAATGTTACTCCGTAGTTAATACTGCATAAGTAATCCTTACCTTCATCTGCGGTATCTGTATAATTTCTAATCTGCTTAAATTGTGGCATTTCTTTGTACGTCTTAAATGAAGTGTACATTCTGCCCTTTATGTCAATAGGATTCTGCTGATAGTTCGCTTCTGCAATATCTATTCCCATTGACATCTTTTTATTTTCGTATGATCTTTTTGACAAAATTTCAGGACAAAGCATTGTTCCATCTTTCTTAACAGCCTTATAGCATATATGCCTTACCTTTACGCCTATGCTCTTAAAGTGTTCCAATGCCCTGCCAGCCAAATCCAAACTATGCCATCTTGTCATTACAATGATAATCTTGCCACCCTCTTCAAGTCTTGACATCATTGTGTCCGTAAACCAGGTCCAATGATTATCCAGAATATTTGCATTATTAGCTTCCAGTGCTGACTTAATCAAGTCATCAATAATCATTAACGTTGCACCAAAACCTGTTGCCGTTCCTGTTGGGGATGTTGCCAAATAATTGTTATAGCCATTTTCAAGTGACCACATATTCATTGCACCATCACCACGTTTAATGGTTACCCCCGGGAACACATCTGAATAAACAGCCTTGTTTTCATCTGCCTTTGTTTCAAGAATCGTGTTTCTCACTCCCTTTGAAAACGTTGTAGACAATGTTTCATTGTATGAGCCTGTCATAATCTTCTGTGTTTGGTCATTTCCAAGAACCCATTCAACAAAATTGCCAACAGTTCTAGACTTTCCATGTCTTGGTGGCATATTAACAACCATTACTTCATAATCTGATTTTATAAACTGCTGCAACTCATTACAGAAATCACGTAAAAAGCCCCTGTCTTCCTTGTAGAAGTCAGGAGCCTTTAATTTGCAGTACTGCCAAAAATTTCTTCTTGCCAGCTCTACCCTTGCATAAAGCTTTATTAAATTCTTATTCAGATTCAAGGTCCTCACCTGCCAATCTAAGCAGTTGTTCAGTACTTAATCCCTCAAAAGGATTGTTAACATTTCCTGACACCTCAACCTTATCCTTAAACATTCCTAAATGTCTTCCCAACAGTTCCAAAGCCTTTACCTTGTCATAGGTAGTCAGCTCTATTCCATTCTTGCCCTGCTTAATACCTGAAATAGCCTTAATCTGTCTTCTTGAAAGCTCATCAGTTTCAGTAATCTCAACTGCCTGATAATACATCTGATTTCCTTCACTATCCAATGCCGGGACATAATCACCATCCGGTGTCTTCATCATCACCGGCTTAGTCACAACCTTGGCATATTCAGAACCATTGGCAAAGGCAACTGCTGCAAGCTCCTGAATCACATCATCTTGCGTAACCTCAATTCTTTCCAACCTGTCCTTAATTCTTTCATCTATGTATTCCTTAATCTCCGGAACATTCATAAGACGAGCGGCTGCCGCTGCTGCTGTATTATCATTTTTGACGTGTGGATATGCTTCCTTATACGCCCTTGTTCCATTCAGATCAATTAAATATTCATTTGCAAATATAACTTGTCTGTCAGTCACTGCAACCGCTCCTTTCTTACTGAATTTATTTTATAAGCACTCTGCTTCTTTAAAAGCATCGAATATTTTAGGAAATTGAATAGCAAACCAATCCACCATTTCTTCGTTCAGTGCCCAACAATCTGACGAATTACTGTTGCTCCATAATCCTGATTCATATAAAAACGCATGTATTATTTCGTGTCTAACTACCTGTTTCATGTATAACTGCAAATCTCTTACTGAATCTTTCTCTTGTACCAATTCTGCAATTTTAATTGTTTTTATTGAATAATCCATAATGCCGTCTGAACCTTCAGGCATTTGCTCATCTGGAACATCGTATTTAATTGTGTATTCTGATCCTAATATATTTACTTTTTTATCCTGCATTTTTCTCCTATTTCCCCACGAAAAAAGACAGCCTTTCGACTGCCTTAAGACGTTTTACCATAAATACTTTTAGAGGGTTTCATTCAGATAAACAAAAATTTTTTCTCTGCTTTACTCATTTATCACATTCTAATGATAATCTATGTTCATAGGGACATTCAAGGACACATTCATTAATTTTTCTATTTCCTGTAATCCCATTCCGTGCAATCTAGTAGTGTGCCTATATGACATATCCATTTCTATTGCTATTTCTTCCCATTTTCTAGATTGACAATATCGCTTATACAGTATTTCTCTGCATACCTCATTGCTTACCTTGGAAATTACTGCCATAACCTCGGCTCTTACCTCAACCAGTGTGCGAACCTCTATGTTCCATTCTTCTATCTTTTCCTCAATAGTACAAATTGTATCTGCCATCTTGTCTTGTGACGTTGAAGATATTACCCTTTCCCCTTGGCTGATTGCACTTGTACTTGTAACTAATTCCTGTAACGTCAGAATCTCTTCTTTTAGTCTTTTTATTCTGTGCTCTGCCCGACTAACCTGTAGCAGATACTCTTTAGCTTTATTTACTTCTGTCACTTTACCAATCCTTTCTCTATTTTTCTGCATAAAAAAACCAACCACCGAATATTGGTAGTTGGTCTTTAAAAATCTCTATATACTCTAAATACTTATAGACTTTATAAAACGATTTATAGTTCTACAATTCGGGCAAGTACATTCTACCTCGAATTTTATACTGCCATCATCATTTTTTCCAATAGCAAAAGCATTAGCTCTCACATCGGGAACTTCGTATACAACAATACTTCCTCTTCCTGTATCGGCTACTTTAGTCCATTTTAAAATTTTTCCACAAACATAACATTCGTCTATTCCTGAAAAACTCTTTCCTATCATTTTATTTCTCCCTTCTCTGTTGTGATAGAAAAATTATATCAAACCAACTACCTCTATTCAATTGTCAATGTTCTGCTGCTTTTATTTTTCTTTGCTGTCTCCAGCTTGTACGCTCTCACACATTCTACACTCGTCGCAGGGTGCTTCAATTCCGAATATGCACGCCATCTAATCACCTGCCTTTTATTTTCAATTCGTTTCTAAATGCAATATAGCCTTTAATTTCTGTTGATGCCTCGTTTTACTATCATTTTATCGTCAAACACCGTTGATATTTTTTTCGAAAATTCGGCGGCATTTTTGGGATTTCCCTTTGCGTAATATCTTTCTTCCTGCCTGTCTAATTCTTCTAGCTTTTCATCAAACAGCGCTATCACTTCATCTATATCGTAGGCTGTTGGCATCTGTTTGATTACTCCTTTAAACATTTCACCGCCTTCAATTCCAAATTTTTCAACAAATATTTGCGTGTATTCTTCTATTGATTTATCTGCATCTATTAATCGCATCCTGTATCACTCCTTTTCCTTAATTCCAAATACGACATATCCTTGTTCAATTCCCCATCCGTTTAGAACATATGTTATTTCATATGTCATATGGTTAATTGAATGATTTTCGTTCTCAATACAAGTAAATTCAACATAATCTCCTTTTTGGAATCCTCTATCATTCTTCCTAACTTCAAAAGTTTTTCTATCTGTTACAATATCTGTTGCAAAACTCTCTAATATTTTTAATTTATGTATTCTATTCATTTTCCCACTCCTCGCTTTCTGCTAGTTTTGCGTATTTCCAAGAATTTACGTCAAGTTCGTTTACAGCACTCCAAGATGTTTTTCCCTCTTTCCAAACATACACCCTTCCATTTTCATATTTAGCAAAATACCTTTTAATCCATTCTGATTTTAAGATGTCTTTAACCAATATAGGTGTATCAACTTTAACCTTAGACCAGTCAATTTCCGGTTCTTCGTATTCTGAAAACAGCCAGTCTTCTGCCTGCTTTCCACAATCTTCCTTTGAAAGATTATCGCATCCACAACATCCAAAACAACATAAACTTAGTTTCCCATATCTAATTGCTATTTTTTTGGTATCAATTATTCCCATTTTAATTAGTTCATCTCTATATTTCTCAATATTTAACATTTCTCTCACTCCTTAACATTTCTTAACATTTACATAAAACTCAACTGTGGACTATCATCATTTATGTATAATTTTGGAACTCTTTCTCCAACCTTCAAATAGCCACAATTCGCTTCAACTAATTTTTGAGCCATAATTGGAACAACACTGTTTCCAATTCTTGCCACCTGCTTAGATTTCGGATATGGCTTTCCGTCAACTCTATCAATGATGTAATCTCGCGGAAAACCTTGCGCCAATTTTAATTCTTCAGGAGTCAACATCCTTAATAGAATATCTACAATTACATATTCGTTTTCCAATACTGTAATTAATGCAAATCTGTCTTTAGTAACAATTGTATGTAATGGACTATCAACGCTCTGTCCTGTTCCTTGTCCGTAGTATTCAACAATGAACTGACTAACCCAGGTACATTTAAGAGCCATATCTTCATCAATTCCAAATTCAAACAATTTATTCTTTTCAACTGCCAAAACGTTGACCTGACCAAAATGCCCGGCTGATGTTGTTATCGTATGAATAGGTTCTAATACACTTTGACCTGTTCCAGTTTTATAGAATTTTGACAGAAAAGCAGCTACGATTCCGTATCTATTACTTGTATCAAGCGTCATTATTGGTTCGGACACTTTTTGGCCTCGCACCTCTGCCTTTGCAGTTTCAGAATGATATTGAATGATATACGGAGTACACATATAGTGCTTTCCACTTGTCACTATAGTTCCCAACGTTTCATCTTGACCATTTACCCTCGGTTTTTGATTTTTATTTTCACCGTAACCAATCGGTACAGTGTATGGTGCGACTTTCTCATTTTCATTAATTGAAACTATAAAAGGTTTATTTGTTTCAAAAACGAACTTCTTTAACCCTCTACCAATTCTGTTCATTGTATTCTGAGCCAATGGCTTTTTTCTTCCAAAGATTGACTTACCCAAATTTTTGAAATCCAAAATGGTTGATACCGGCACCCACTTCTTTAGTCCATTTAAACCATTCTTGTTATGAGTTGGTTCTGGCCATATGATTGACTTACCATCTCTTCTAAATATCGCATACCAACGTTTCCTTGTTGTAGGTGCTCCATAATCTGCAGCGATTAATTCCCTGCTTTCAAATACATATCCAAGTGATTTCATTGCTGTTATAAATTTCTTATAGTCTTCACCCTTACGTTCTTTTATCGGATGTCCTGTTTCGTCCAATGGCCCCCATTGTTGAATTTCTTCAACATTTTCCATAATGATTACATCTGGAAGAATTGTTTTTGCGTGTTTAAATACTGCCCAAGGAAGTATTCTCAATCCCTTGTCTCTTGGCTTTCCACCTTTAGCCTTGCTATGGCTTGTACAATCCGGACTAGCCCACATTAAGGCTACGTGTTTTCCTTTAACGTATTTTTGCAAGTTTACTTTAAAAATATCTTCTGTTAAATGTAATGTATGTGGATGGTTCTCTTTGTGCATTGCAATAGCGTCTGGGTCGTGATTAATTGCTATATCCACTTGCCTTCCCAATGCCATTTCAATTCCGACACTAGCTCCGCCTCCACCAGCAAAGCAATCAATTATTAAATTATCCATTTTTCTCAGGAGTAAGAATTCTTTTATGTGCGCACAACTCTTCTCCTTTCGATTTTTTTATTTAATCACTGTTCTTAAGTCTCTTCTTTCGCTGTCCATGTCTATTCCACATTCTTCTGCAATTATGCTTATCTGCTCTTCCCATGTGCTGTAATTCTCTGCAATGCATTCAGCCTTGTTGTCGAATCTCTCAAACATCTGCTTTATTCTTTTGTTACCAAAACCAAATTCATCATGCATTGTTACAGCCATTAGGATTTTTACATACAGTACTGTGTTGTACTTAACATTGTCACTGAATTTGTCTAAGTCTGCCTTTGATACCCTTAAAGGTAGATCAATGGCATTTCTCATTTTCAGGTCTGCTTCCAAGGCATCCAATCCCTTTTCTCTTGCAAGCCTCAGAGCATATGCCATACCCTCACGTCTTGCCTGTTCCTCTTTTGACATTCTTGCCATCCTTATTTCCTCCATTGCCATAAGCCTTTGCCCTAAAAATCTTTAGTGCATTGTCTCTTGGTCTTCCGTCATTTATGAACTCTTCCTGTTCGTGTGTTAAAATGCAGCCAAATTCCTTACTTGTCTTTTTTCTCATTCATTTTCTCCAGCTTCGCCTTAAGCTCTGCTCTCTCTTCCTTGATTCTTGCCAATCTTACGTGATCATCTGCTAATAAGATTGAAACTGAAAATAAAATCTGCGATTCCATTCTGTCCAATTCCTCTAAGCGAATTTCTATGTCCTTAATTTTCATTTTGTTGTTTCCTCCTCTTGTCTCTGTTTTCAATCAGTCGTCTTTCCAATGCCTGGTAGTCATATTGCCTTTGGTCATTAAATGTCTTCTTGTTTTGTTGCTCTTTCTTTACAGGATAAAAATTACTCCATCCTCCTGCTATGGCATTCTTGACTGCCTGTATTTTCTCCTCGTCCGTGTCTGCCACCTGTTCAAGTCTCTCAATCAATGTCTGTATCTGATAGCCAACAATCTGTCTTCCCTTTTGTTCCCTAAGTTCCAGAAATTGCCTAAACACGTCATTAAGGTTTTCGTTGGAAAAATACTTTATATTTTCTTTACTTTTGTTTTCTTTTATTTTCTTTTGTTGTATTTCCGTATCATTTATGTTGGTTTCTGTTACATTTACACTTGTTTCTGTTACATTTATCGGTTTTAATGGTTCATTTAATAAGGGTTGACCTTTTTCATCAATCAACCTGTACCTTGTTTTCTGGACTTTGTTCCTAACAGTCACTGTATCGTAGCGTCGCTGAATTCCAACAGAGGTTATAACTCCTTGCATCAGGAGGTCATGATCAAACAGACCTATGTCCGCACAAGAGAGAATAACTTGTAACACAAAGTCTTTTTTGTTAACCCATCTGTTACCGATTGTCTTGATGATTTTAACCGGAAGGTTCTTCTTGAGCTGTTCAAAGTTTTTAAACTCAAGAAAGTAACCCTCTCGGTAAACCATCGAAATGACTATGTCGTAAATGGTTTGACCCAATGGACCATATTCATTCATCAGGTCCATTATTTTAAAGTCTTCATAATAATCAACATCTTTCGGGAAATAACTAAGTCCTGCCTTTATAGGTCTTCCCATTTGTTTCTCCCATCTTAATGTAGTTTCCTGCTTCATATTCCCTATATATCTGCATCCAATCATCAAGTGTCATTGTCACCAGAATGTCTGCATTGTTTTTCTTGTGAAACACTGCCGGAAGTTCATCCTGCCTTGAATCTCTTCTTGCCTGCTCCATCCAGTCATACAAGTGCATTTTTTCCTGATGTTTTGCTTCTATATGTATTCCTGGAAGTCCCACAACGTCTGCATCACCATTAGCTCCACAATACTGCTGACCTCTTCTGGTTCTGTATCCGTATTCCCTTAGATGCCCGGCAAGTTGTCTTTCAAACCGTGCCCCCTTCTGCCTTGCATTAACTGCCATTCTGTATCTCCCTTACTCTTTTCCTTGTTGCCAGCAACGACCAACCTATTCTCTTTAATCTGCTGCTTTCCTGCTTGTAATACTTAATGACAAGTTCATCTTCCTCGCCCTCTATTGGTTGAAAATACCCTTGTCCATTGGATAGATTAAGTATTACCATGTTTCTTCTGGCCATTGCAATTTCTTCCCTTATGTCTCTGTCTGACAATCCTGTCACCTTCTCTAGCTTTTTTCTTGAAATCGCATTGTCCTTTCCGAAAGGGATGTAATCTGAAATGTTCATTGTCACGTCTCCTTTCTGCCTGCCACCATTCAGGTGGCAGGTCTTACAATTTTGTGATATATATTTTGATTTATGACTGTCTGTTTTTTAATAATTGAAGAATGGCTTTGATTCTGTCTGAACCTTGTTTTCAGCCGGTTCCTCATTGTTTTTCTTTTCTTCTGGAACACTCTCTGTTTCCTCAACTGTCTGTTCTGCTGTCTGCTCCACTACTTCCTCATAAGTTTCATCTTCTGACTGCTCAACAGGTGTTGTTTCCACATATGTATGTGTTCCATCCTCATTAATTACTGTCATGTCGCTGTCAAGTGCTGTCTGTAGGTCAATGCTCATTATTCCCCACTTGCTTATGATTTGTCTCAACATTGTCTTGTATGCCATTCCGTCAAAGTCCTTGCTCCAGAAGGTCCACTTCGTTCCCTTCTTCAAGTCTGATGCATATCCCTGTGAATACTTCACTGCGTGAGCCTTCATCTTTTCCTTTGACCAGTACATTGCCTTCCTGAATCCATTGACATACTCAAACATTGCATAATAGCCAATTGTTTCTGCCTTTTCTCTCTCATTTTCATCTGAAATGAGATTTACTTCTATGTCTTCATTAAGTGGATCGAATCTGATTAACTCACCTTTCTTAATTGCCAGCACATTTAACTTCTTGTACTGTCCTGATCTGATTGCCAGCTGAATGTAGCCCTTGTATCCAAGCTGGAACTGTGCCACCTTTGTTCCTGTTTTGTTATCCTTGAACGGAACCATGTAATACTGCCCAAGCTGTGGACTTGGAGATAGATTAAGACTCTCTCCAAGCAATGCTGCACTTACTATTGATGAATTTTGACATTCCTGTAATGTTGGATTGTTTCCAACCGCACTTACTATTGAACTGATGAATCTCTTTCCGTTCTTTCCACCAACAACCTCATTAATCTGATTCTTTACTGCATCATTTTTCAAATATGCCGTAAAACTTGTTTCTTGTCTTTTTGCCAAACTGTTTGATACTGCCATTTCATTTCCTCCTACTGTATCTGCTCATATTTAATGTTGTTTTTCGTAAGGAACTCACCCAATGCATTGAGCTGTTTTCCTGTTCCACACACCCTGATTACTATTGTGTGTGTTTTCTCTTCCTGATTTTCTTCTGTTCTTTCTTCCTGTGCCTCTTCCTCAACAGTCTGTAAAACACTTTCCTGCTTCTGCTCCGGTTCCTTCTTTCCTGCCTCTGCAAGTTTTTCGGCTTCTGCCTTTTCTCTTGCCTGTCTTTCCTCAAGCTCTGCCTTTCTTCTTGCCTCATACTCGGCTTTTCTTCTTGCATTTTCCTCGTATGTCTGTTTAACCATCAATGCTTCTGTAATGTTGAGGGTTTCAATGTATTTCTGTTTCATTTCAAACTGATATTCACCAGTTTCAGCATTAATGACTTCCAAGTCGTGTCTTACACTGTCTCTCATATGCTCCATATCATTGGTTATTGACTTTAATGTTGTTGTCACATTCAGATAACTTTCCTTGAAAACACGTTTGAATGTGAGTATCTCCTTCAGCTCTTCGGCACTTGCAAAGGTCCTGTCATATATCTCCTCAACCTTTATGAGCTTCTCTTCCCTTTTCTTCTGGTCATAAGCCTTTACCTGACTGTCAATGTTGGCATTTGCCTCATCTACAATTGCAATCAGTTCCTTTACCTGGCCTTCAAATACACTGTATGGTTCAAGCATCATCTTCTTGACATCTTTCTTTCCGTCATTTAATGCCTTGCTGAACTTATTAAGTGTTGCCCTGTCAGCCTTTGCTTCCTTTATGTTTTCATCCGTGTACACCAATGACTTGTACACGTTTGCCTTTTCAGTAACTTCCTTTTTTAATTCCTCAAAGTTCCAATCAATGTGCTTTAGTGCATTATCCATTGTTGGATTGTAAATTTTTAATTCCATCTTTTTGGTATTCCTCCTGTTTTAAATTTCCGGCAGAATGAGAGCCGGCTTTTTTCTTTTTTTCACAAGCTCCATGAACTCCCTTTCTGACCTTTTTATTATTTCAATGTCTTCCTCAACATCTGCCCTTTCAATGTGATAATCCTTTGTGATTAGTCTTATGCTCTTATTCCACACACTCTTTATCTGTGCCCTGAGTTCGACAAACTCATATTCCGTCACCATCAGGTAATGAAGCACCTGTATGTAATAATTGTCCGGGATGTGTTCACCATCCCATTTTTCCTTGTGCATTGAACCAAAAAGCTCACTGGTCTTGCATTCAAATATGCCCTTCCTCCCGGTTTCAAGTTCTGTCAGTTCTCCATCAAGTGATGCGTGAGCAAACGGATACTTGTCATTGAGAAGCATGTTATCACCAAAGTATTCAACCTTGTATTCCGGGTGGTCCAATGCAAATATTGCTCTTATGTGTTCCTCTGCCCTGCTTCCATATATTACATACGGTTCATTTGATATGTCTCTTGGCTTGGTTATTCCAACCATTTCATTCCAAAACTCCACATTGTTCTTGTAGGGATTAAGTCCCAACACTGCTGCTGCATCAGAACCACCTATCTTTCCCTTTCTTGCAAGAAGCCATTCAGGTTTACTTGCAAATTTCTTTCTTGTAACCATTTCTAATCAACCTGTTCATTAAGAATTTCATCTGTGCAGTGCATCATCAATGTAACCAGTATTACCATTCCCAGAGCCACAAGTAACTGCCCTGTCTTGCTGTCTACCTCAATCCAGCCATTGACTAACATCACTGCTCCTGTAATTACTCCTATTACCACGTTCTTGAATCCGTTAAGTACTCTGTACTTTTCAGCGATAATGTGGTAATCTTTAAGTGGTTTGTTTTTGTATGAGCTTGAATGTAGTGGTGTATATTCAGGCTCTTTTCTTTTAACTTCTTTTACTTCAAGTCTTTTGTTTGTTTCCATAAGCTCTCCTAACTGAACATTAAATGTATGAATTTATTCAACATTTCATTTTCTTCTCTTGACAGTTTATTTTTGTTTTCTCTTGCACGCTTTTCAGCTTCTTCATCCGACATCACAGAACATTCCAGCAACATCTCAAACATTTCCTTTCCTATGTTTTCACCATGCTTTTTAATAAAATACCTCTTTACAGCCTCCACAAATATCATTGCCTCACATTCAATTAATTCATCAGGACCTGCCATTGTTACCTTGTTTTTGTCTACAATAATCATCCTTATCCTCCAATCTTTCTTACCATTTCGGTAGTCTTTTCATCCGTCCAACTAATTGGCTTAGTCAGATGCGGACACAAAGTGTTATTAATGTTCATCTGTCTGCCCAAGGGACAGCTCTTACAACTTCCTGAATACTTAATGCAGGTCTGCCTTAAGTTTCTTAAGCTGTTAATTGCTCCCACCAATTCAATCACCCCTTTCTATGCCAGTTTCTTCATAAAATTTATTTCTCATAATAACGTATGTATATTTTGATGAAGTCTTAACCGCATAACCAAATTTATACACATTTGCAATCAATCCCAGCCTTATTGTTTCCTGAGAGCATTCTAATAATGCTGCAGCTTCCTTTACTGTCATTCTTTCCCCCATATTCACACCTCCTATAACTTCCATAATGTCTGAACTATCAGAGCATTAATTGTTAATCCTTTTTTCTTCGCCAGCTCTTTTAATTTCTGGTGTAACTCCTTTGGTATCCTAATGGTTGTCTGTATCATTCCTTTGCTCCTTTCGTTTTGATACCATAATGATACTTCTTTTTTCGAGGTTTTCCTTGTGCTGTAAAGCACGAGGTTTGTCAACGTTTTTCGGCTAATTATTTCTTCACAAATTTATTTTTCCACTCATTAAATCTGGTAATAACGCATCTCTTAATTCTGACAAATACCGATTTTCTTCTTGATTTAAATAGTAGTGCATTGAGTCGATATTCATTGGAATTTTCACATGGAGAGGTTGGTGCTATACCGACTATTGCGGGTGGCTTGGCGGCAAGTTTTAATGAGGTAAAACTATATCGCTTGCAAATCTTGGGCGCACCCGACACATGGACAACATTAGGTGTTACCGAT